CCGCCTGCTTGGTATTCTCGTCTTTCGGAGCCTGCATTTAGATGGATTGCAGGAAACTCTTCCACTTCGTCCCAGAACTTAAGTCTAGGGCTTACTTCCGCGACTGCTGTATGGAAAATACCTCTTCCGTCTATTTGCGCGAGCGCGTCTGCTATTCCTTTTGTAATTGCTGCTCTTCGGCTAGAGTACTGTCTACTGTTGCTTGTCATTATAGCCTCCTTGTGAAGAATCGTCCTATAGCGTATTTTGCTGCAATCTCTCTCATAGAATTATCAATGATCTTTCGGGGGTCTCTCTCTGGAGTTGCCCAAGGAGGTGTACCTGCTCCCATTTCAAATACTTGGTAAGGATCTTTTTGATAGCTAAAGCCGAAACTCGGGTACCCCTTAGTGGTGCTAACTGCATCTAAAACTTTCACACTGTTTGCAAATCTGCCAGACTGATAGTTTAATGCAGGGCTTCGCATATTCTTTTGCAAGGTTTGAGGTAGCTCTTTATTAAAAATACCTATCAAAGCCAAAGGCGTGGAAGAGATACCTCTATTTCGTTCTTTTTTTGGAGCAACGCTCTTAGGGACTGTGCTATCTCTTACTGCACGAGTTTTTCTTTTACCTTTAAACTTACCCTCGACCTTGGCCTTACTTTTTTCTTTGACGACTTTTTTTCTTTTTCCAGTAACTCTTACATTAGATGCTTCTTTCGGGGCTACGGCATCTAGCATTACCATCCCTATTGCATTCACTAACTTTGTTGAGCTTTCTAGAGTTGCAACATCTTTCAACTTTTCCTTAAAACTTCTAATAGCTTGGGATTCTAATTTGGCCAAAGTATTGTTAGATACGGCTTTTTGCCAAGATAAAATTGGTGTATAATCCTTTTTTAATCCTTCAGCACTAACAATCTGAGAGTGGTCAATAGTTAAACCTATTGTATTTTCAAAATCAGTTATAATATCTACTATTTTTTCTTTTTTCGCTATAGATGAGCTTTGTAACATTTTCTGAGCTCTTGCTACTCGCAAGGATGAAGCAGCATATCCTAGCCCTTCTTCTGCGTGCCCTAACTGCGAGCCAGTTTTATTGTCTGCCCCGCCTAGACGTGCTAAATTTTCTTCACTAAACTTTTTTTTGTGGGTTTTAAGAACCTTCCTAACTATTTCTTGCAGTACTTCCCCTTTTGCTCTTTTTGCACTGCCATAAGTTTTTATGAAAAAAACATAATCATTTGCGCGTCTACCAGGTATCTTTTCCCCATCAGGACCGTATAGTTCCATCATTTCTGCAAGTCTATCGGCAGGAACTTGAGATTTTAATCCAGTTAGTCTTTTGCTATAGGCATCCCAAATATCCTTTCTAGCTGCCTTTCCTTCATCGCCTGCTAGTTCTGGTACTAGATTAATTAGCGTCATAGAAAAGCGTGTTTTGTTAATTATTAAAATCTGTCCTATTTGATCTTCTAACTGCTTACGGGCATCGTTTTCAGCGTTATTTGCTGTTTCCTCTAAATCTTTAAGAATTGAGTTAGCTAGTCTTTTTAAGGCTGCGCTACTCATTAAAAGTTTTTATATAAATCAAGTACGCGTTTAATATGATCAGGAAAAGCTACATTATTACGCTGACTTGAGCTTGCTTGATTCTGAATACTAGCACCTGCAATAGAGCGCCGCTCTTTATGTTCATCTTTTAAGTAGTAAGTAATTAAATCAAAAACTGCAAGTCTTAAATCTAGTGGAAGTGCGCTATACCCTGCAGTATAAGTTACACGAACTGCACCTGGGCCACGACGCCAATTCTTATACGTACTACCAGCAGTTGTACGGATGATACTATCTGTTCCAGTATCTACAAAATATTCGTGCGCTGAGGTTGTAAGAGTTTTATAAGAATCTTCATAAGACTCTCTCTCTTCAACCAAGGTTACGCTAACAATAGGACTCTCCGTTAATTGTACGATATAAGTATCCCATTCAACATTTATAGTTTCAGTTTTGCTACTAGAGTAGTAATCTACAAAACTATTGCCGCAATAAGTTTTTACTAATTGACTCACGGAAGGGATCAAAAAGTTAAGGCGAGCATCATCTTTAGGACTATTAATCCCTTCTGCTGCTTTATAATCATTTAATGTAGTTAAGTCTGCCATAAATTAATTAGTAAAAACTTGGGGAGGAAACCCTCCCCAGTTTACAGAGCTATTAAGCTACTGCGTTCAAACGAACTACGGATACGTCAGCCGAAGTATCAGCAACTAGCTGGTTAAAGCCAAGTGACTGAGTAGCAACGATAACGTTACGCTGGTTCATTACTTCGTAGTCTTGCTCTACGTTCACACCACGGAGGCGTGGGATAGCAAAGTTACGAACGTTGACTGCGAGGCCAACACAAGCATTATCAGCTTCTGCGGGGAAGTTATCAGAGGTAATCACAGGAGTACCAAAGATTGAACCTACCTGACCAGTAAGCTTGGTAGCTACGTCAGAACCTACATCGGTAATATCGGCGAAGCCGGTATCAGCAATAAGGTCGTAGTAACGAGCTTGTGAAACAACATAAACGAGCTCATCAGGCATCATACCATACTTACCCATCTGCTTACGAGCGGATAAGAAGTCAGCTGCGTCTACCGAAGTAGTTGCAAGTGCTGCGGCTGATACAGAAGTATCGAAGATGTTAGTTCCAGCAGTCTTAATCAAGCCGCTGAAGTCATCAGAACCAGTAGCATCATGATTCAAGATAGCATCGTCTACAGCGCGAGCGTGTGAACGAGCAACAGATTCAATCAGTAAAGGCATCAAGTTGATGAGAATCTCTTCGTCTACATGGTTGTCCATGAGAGTGGTAGAGATCAAACGGAATGCTTTCAATACAACCTGTGAAGGCTGTGGAGTAGCTCCGCCGCGAGTTGTCAAGTTACCTGCAGTAGCAGCGCCAGTCTGGAACGTAGCCAAACCAGTATCCTGCTGAATTGGCAGTACTTGTGCTTGTGAGTTAATTTGAATCTCACGGAAAACACTTGCGAGTCGTAGCTCACGCATGATTTCTTTTTCCATTTGACCAGATACTTCAGTAGCAATGTTAGGCTGTGCAGAAGCATAAGTTACGCCAGCTTTCTCCATAACACCACGACCGTATGAAGTGCCTTCCATGCCCTTACCAGTCATTACACCGAGAAGGTGTGCGTTCATGAACTCTTTGCCCCACTTAGAGACAGTATCGCCTTCTGAACGATCAGCAAATACACGCTTAGACTCACGCATCTTTGTGATTTCTTCGCTCTTCTCTTCAAGCTGCTGCTGGAAAGACTTAACTACTTCGTCAATCTTAGCGTCTTTTTCAGCAAGCTTAGCTTCTACATCAGCCATAAGACGATCTACGCCCGACTCAATACCAGTAGTAATAGCTCGCTCTTGAACTTGTTTAGCTTCTGCTTCGACTTGCGCCTTAGCTTCAACTTCTTGTGCTGCTTTTTCTTCTACAGCTTTTGACTCGGCTTGCTTCATTGCAATTTTAGCAGCAGTCTCTTCCGCCACCTTCTTAGCAAAAGCGTCCAGGTCGACTTTGTCAGTAGTTACTTCCGACATATTTATCTCCTTTTGAACTGACTTTTCAGTTCCATCCGGTGTATCACTAGCTTCAAATGAATCTTCATCCTTAGCCAGAGACTGACCGGCTAGATCTACACTATTAGTGAAAGTTTTTTTGAACTCATTATATTCTTCAATAGAATCAAACGACTTCGCCAGAGAGAAAGTAGCTGCTTGATTACAGGGTACGGAAACAACCGACACCTCAAACAACTCAGCATCCTTAATCTTTAATCCGTCGGTTTCCGATAAGTAATCAGCATCCTTGACTCGGAAACCAACAGAAAATGCTCCAAGAATGCCTTCTTTTACAAGCTGCGCAACATGATCTGGCGCAGACTTAGAAATTTTAGCCTTTAATTCAAGACCGTTTTCAGTGACTTTAAGTCCTGTAGCACGTCCAATAGGCTTGTTATAATCGTGATTGAAAAGAATAATAGGATTCTTTTCGAAGTTACCGAGACCGCCTTTAGTCCATGCTTCTGCTGAGATTGTATCCCCAGCACGATCGAAGTCGGCAGTACTTGCCATTCCACAAATGTGAACGCCACCGTCATCGTCTTCATCAAAAGCCTTAAAGGTAGAAGTAAGGTTAAAGATTTTTTCCATCAGTCTTCACTCTTCTTTTCTGCTTTAGCAGGCTTGCTCGGAGCTACTTTCGGCTTCGGAGCAGGTTTTGGAGCAGGTTTTGGCTCCGGTTTCTTAACTAAATCTGGGTGGTGCTTTTTTAGTGCATGAAGTAAATACTTCCATGCCTTAAAACTTCTTTTTACTGAGGGAGGCGAAAGGGCTTCTTTTGCTCCTACAATGCCTGTATATGATTTATACTCAATATCTAGAGGTAGTCCAAACTCTTTAAACTGCTTGTACGCAATATCTAATACTGTCTGTTTTACTCGAACTGCCATTTATTCTTCTCCTTCTTCTGTGGGCCTACCGCCTTCTTCAGGGTTTGTTGCGCTTCCTGCTATATTTGCGGGGACTCTTAAATCGTCAAAACCTTCTATAGGCTCGAAGTTAATTGCCTCTCGTGCCTCGTTAGGTGTTATGATGCCTGTATTAACTAATGCTGAGTAATACTGAGCTTGATCTCGTAGTTCGGGCTGAAGAGCAGGAATATTAGTTACGTCTTCGGAAATCTCAAAACCAAAATGACGCTCTAAAGCAAAGTTAATTTTTCGCACAATAGGAAGAATTGTTTCAAGGTAGTACATTCTCATATTGGGACGAAGATTCGCATTGTTTCCAGAGTCTAACATAATGGGAGGTATGCCAAGAGCTTTTAAAATAATTTTTTCATTTTCTGATATTGCAGATTGAAAGTCAAGCTCTTTAAAGTTTACATTCGAAATTGAATCTACTTCAATTCCTCCATCAAGAATAAGAGGTCTACGACCTCCAGCATCGGGTCTATAACGAGCAGTCCAAGACTGAATCATCCGTTCTTTAATTTTCTCTGACAAAGTATTTGGAGATTTAAGTACAAGACCTGGTACAGCCCCGTTCTTAAAAAAGTTGTCTTGAAAATCTCTCATATTTTTCATAAGTACCATTGTTCGAAGCGCAGGCTTTAAACGAGATACTCCACGATAGATAGAATAGAACGAATTTTCTTTAATATGAATAATCTCACTGGGAGAGTAGTTCACTGCTTCGTTATACGTGTACCTGTCAATATATGTTTTTTCACTTGCATGAATTGTCATTTTACTTGCAGGTAGATGGTAAAGATGTACTCCGTCAAAATAAATAAAGACGTTTCCATCTAGTATATAATCGGTAATTAAGTTTCTACGAAAAGTATTAATATCTTGAAAAAGATTAGGTTCATGATTTAATAAAAGATTAACACGAGACCTTTTAATTCCTTTTACCACACTATTACCAGGGCTCGCAGCCCCAATAATTGCATTGATTTCTGCACAGTCATCTACAAGCATATTTACGCCACGATTAACAACTTCTAGGTCTTCGTAGGCGCGCTCATAGCTAAACGTAAATTCTTTTGAGGGAATGCTTTTTTCATTAAAGTAAGGCTGGGCTGGATTCAGCTTTTCTTCTGTATTTTGCCAAAAATTATACCAAGCCATGCTTCTCTCTTTGTATTCCTACCCAACGCTGTTGCTTGGGGGCTGAGTGTAGTGATGGGTTACGACCGTAAATAGAGTGCAGTTTCAAATGATGAGCATGACACAAAGTGACTGTATAATCATATAATTCTTCGATATGCTCGTTAATAAACTCGTCTCTAAATTCTCGAATATCTTCCATCATATAGTCTTGTTCTTTTACCCACTTCTGAAGAAGCGGGCTTAGACTATAGTAGTGATGAAAGTCCAGCTTAGTAGTTGCTCCGCATATGTAGCACTCTTCAGCTTTCTCGTATCTTGCTTTCGCTTTATCGCGAATGTACTTTACAGGGTCTCTTTTTAGCTCTTTCATTTTTTATACATACTACTTTTATTAACGAAATTATAACTTGGGGAAACTAAATTGTCAAACATTATTTTTGAGTTGGTCACCATTAGAACCCGCTGGAAGAAGTTTCAAATGAATAGATTGCATACCGTAACGCATCTGCCATGTGCGATGCCATATTATGTTTCGGCTTTTCACGAGCTAGATTAGGATTGGGATCCCATTGATACTGGTCTAAGCAAGATAATGAGTGTGAACAGCGCTGATCTACCATCAAATTATCATTGTCAACAACAGCAGCCACATTAGCAATACCGTCAAGTACAGACTTTTTGGCATTGGTGGTAGAAATATCATAATTCTGAGCAAAGTCAAATCGAGTCTGCTGAGCCGCTGAATCAATGAATATAAAATCAATGTCCCACTTATCAACCAATCTCCTAATTTCTGTTGCATGCTGTTCAGTAGTTTTTTCAGCATCTAAGTATTCGTCCAAGAGGTAGTATTTTTCCTCGTCCCAGTCGTATGCCAAAACGCAAAAGGCAGTGGGATCTCTATACCCCACATCAAGACCTGCGAATATATCCATTTTTGAAACATCGAATTCTTCCAAGTTTTCAATACAGGTTTCGTGATTAAAGTTCCAAATCTGTCCTTCATATGTGTTGAAATCTGCTTCGTACTCTTGCTTGAACTCTGCTTCGGACATACTTTTTCTAGCTTCCGTAACATCGCTTTCAGACATTCGTGGATTATCCTTATAAGTAGCACGAATAGATGCCCATTCTGGAAATTCATCACTAAATCCCCTATTAAAAAACTCTGCAAACCAATTACTCTTTCCTCGTGGAGTAGAGATAAATAACGCTTTAGAGTTATCTTTGTCTAGTGTTGGGCGGAGAGCTACATTAAAAGCTTCCTTTCCATCTGCAAGAGCTGCCTCATCGAAGATAATTAAATCATAACTTCTACCCACACAAGAGTCAACTTGGTTAACAGAACCCATTCTAATACTAGAGCCGTTTGTTAATTCTATTACTTTGTCTTTAGCATTGTCTTTTGCAACTTCTAAGTCAAAGTGTTTTATAAGGTTTCGCTGTAAGTCAAAAGAAATCTGAGACAAGGCATAGTTCGGGGACATAATTAAAATAGAAGAACCGGGCACTAGCGAGACTAACTGCCCTATTATATTTGCAATATATGTTTTGCCCTGCCTACGAGAAATTGCTGCAGAAACAAACCGATATTTATTATTGTTAATTGCATTTATAATTGCCATTTGAGAAGGTAAAGGTATAACGCCGAGCATCTCCAAATAAGGATCTACTGGAAGTTTGAGAAACCTTGTCTCAGGTAAAAACTCTACAATGTGTTCAGAGATTAAATCTCTTCTACTTATTTCTACTGCCATAATTATTTTTCTTTTGCTTTTCCTACGTTAATTGCGAATACATCAATGTACTTGTAAATCTTACTCCAAATCTTATCATCCATAGGAGTTGGAGTTGTTGCCGCTATTGCTGAAGATACGGTTACAATTACTGGAACCGCATATAATATATCAAATACTGTTAAAATAAAACTCATCATTTTTTACCACTCCATGCTTGAGTGCCGAAAAAGGCTGCTACAATGCCTGCTACAGATACAAAGTATACGGAAGCCATAGCCCCTAGTATTTCTGCTGCTTGGTGAAGTCCCATAAGCTCAGTCGTCATTACCGTTGCAGGATACAACAACATGCCTGCAAGAGCAAACCAAGTCATGTTTCTTTGAGCGTCGCGCATAGCATCAAGGTCTTCTAGCTCTTTGCGTTTAAATTCAAGATACATTTTCTTCTCTTGCTCGTCTACTTTATGGTCCCCATTTACATCTGCAGGATGAAAGCCTGCCTTCTCTAGTTCCTCCCCCATCACCATTTCACCTTATCGGCCCAATAAGCTGCACTCATTTTGCCCTTTGCAATGTTCTTTGCATGACGCGCTTTAAAGCTTTTACGCTTCGCTTTCATTGCTGCACTTTCTCCTGCCTTTGGTTTGCCTGCAGTCTTAGCTCCCTTCTGTCCAAAACGAATTGTTTTGATTTTAGTCCCAACCTTCGCTACAACAATATGAGACTTCTTTGCATGCCCAGGAGTGCGCTTTGGTTTGTTAAACCCTGAAACTCCTGCTCTTTTTAAGCGGGGGTCTCTCTTCTTACCTTTTCTTTTTGCTGCCACGTCGCATTCTCCTCTTCGACTTAGTAAAAGTTTTTACCATAGTCGGCTTTCCACCTGGGTTACCTGCGGCTCTCTTACGACGAATAGCAGACTTACGTTGAGCGGCTGTCATTCGAGCAGCTTTTGAAGCTGGAACACACTTAGGATATTTTCCCTTTTTGGACTTCTTACGACCGCAAGGCATATACCCCCCGCCCTTTTTTGGACGGGAAATATCTACCCACTTTTCTTTAAACCACTTGGTTAAACCACCCTTCGGCTTTGCCATTACTTTTTCTTTCTTCGAAGAATGGCTGCTTGTAAGGCTTTAGGCAGTTTCTTCTGCTTTGCAGTTAAACCCATAGATTTTTTCTTCTTTCCACGCTTTTTTGCTGCTTTAGAAGGACGTCCTCTTTTTTTACCGTAAGTTCCTTTACCTGCTGGCATTACTTTTTCCCCATGCGGTATTTACCGCCCTTGGCTTTGTAAGTTTTTACAAGCCAACCATTTGCGTAAGCTGAAGGATATACTGCGAACTTACGCTTTGCTTGAGCTTTCACTCTCGCGTACAACTTCTTGTTCGTAGGTACTGGCTTCTTTTTTGCTGCCTTTCTTCTACGAACTGCCATTATTCGTCTTCTAAGAAATCCTGCCCATTCTCAGTGACGGGCGTAGTCTTAGCAGGTGGAATTGTCCAATCCCTTTTCGAAGCTTTATACTCTTCTTGAGAAACTTGAGTTTTTACCCCGTTCTCAATTTTAAATATTTTTCCCTTTCTAAATTTAAACTCCATTAGACGCTCCAAGGTACGCCGGACCCCGTAGTAGGGGCTGTCTGCTCTGCAATCTCTCCATCTAAAGACGCTTCCATAGCTGCTATCGTCTCTTCTCCAAGCTCGGCCTGTACCCATGCGAGTACATTAGCTTCTGTAAGATCCGCCCAAGCTATAAAGGTATCTCCTGGAGCTCCTAAGCCTATACTGCCATAGCTTCCTGCGGAATGCTCTCCCACAGTTTTTGTAACTCTCCAGTGTACGGTTGTAATTACGTTGCTACGATCTCCTGAAGCTACGAGGTATTCAGCCGTATCAATTTGCCATTCCATTATTTATTCTCCTTATTGCTCTGGTATATAAATTCATACCTTTTTAAGTGTTATAATCTTTTTAATCTGTATTCGCCGTTTCAGGGTCTGGAGCCTCCAAATATTCTGCATTTAAAACTTCAGATACTTTTTCTGGTTCTACAATAACACGCCCGTTATCATTAGTCCAATCTGTTGACATCATCGAAGGGTCTTTTCTTTCGCCAATCACCATCCATGATACAAAAGCATTTGAAGAAACATTTTGACATTCAATGGTTAAGATATTGCCAGTTACACTGCCTTTTACTGCATCCCAAGTATCTTCATTACTTGTAAAACATCTAACTGAGGCACACAAGGCTTCGAAAGTGCCTTCCGTCATTGTAGCATATTCATCAATGTTTACTATTGCAGCACCGTTAGTAAGTTGTATAGTGTCGCTATAGATCAAATCAGCACGAGGGCCTTCTATAAATGAGTGAACCAAATGATGTGTATCGGTCATAGAAGGTAGTGGGTGATCAATTTTAAATGATCCAGATGTTTTTGATAAAGTACCGTTTACTGTAACATCATTTGCAAATGTTCTATTGCCCGGACTTCTTACTCGTATAACTTTCCACCCCGAAATATAACTTTCGCGAGTTCCTGAATTCAGTGTATAGTTAAATAATGCTTGTGGTGTCCAGTATTTGGTGCCAGATTCAAACTGGCCTACACTATTTCCAAATCCTGTAATATATCCAGATACTTTTGTCCATCCCATAGCTGTAGTAATCGCGGTATTTGACATTACCCAATATCCAAAAGATCCCGGGTTACCTCCCAGACTGGCAAACGTATGGCTATAGTCTATAGATCCCATATAGTGCCTTACGGTACCTCCTCCTGTAGTTTTAATCCAGCATTCCATATAAAATATGTCGTCTTGATCGACAGGGATGTAAGGGAACCCCGCATTATAGTTACCAGCTACACTCCTATTACCAGTAATCTTAATTGCATAACCCCCCGGAGCAGTGCTGTCTTCTACCCAATCACAGGCCCCTGAAGTTAAGTTAAAATAGTCTTGTAACTGACTAGAGGACCAAGTAGGATCTATTTCAAAAACAGTTTCACCAGGAGTATAATGACCCACAGGCATTCTATTATAGCCTGTAACACCTACATTAGAGTAGGCTCTTCCTAGTCCCGATTGTAAACCGCCCTGAGCTTTAACAGTGCCCGAGAGGAATAAGTCACCATCCCCCTGTAAGTATCCTATTTTCGTACCCGAACCGTTGTGCCAGCGATACACGTCACTGTTACCTGTTGAAGCAGAAAACTGGTAGATCACGCCATTATTGTAAAGCTGTGTTCCGTGATCTGTTGCTGCGTTAGTATAAGAGGTTCTACCGATAAACAGATGACCTTCTTCAGAAATTCTTAAATGTTCTTGATAAGCACCGGCAGTTCGATTATATCCTTGGAATACAAAATCAGCAGTATTAGCACTAGTTTGCACAGCCCCAGTAAACCACTCATAATTACCCGCCGAGTTTGTATACCTTGTACCATTATACCCGCCAGTCGCACTCGTATGAAGAAGCATAATGGTAGGCTGTGAGTTAAAACTAGTACCAGTATAACTTGCATTTTCAGTAATTTTTTTAATATGTAGAGGCGCATAGGGATTGGTTTCATTAATTCCTATATTTCCACTGTTTTCTAAAGTAAGCTGATGTTGGCTACCTTGCTCATTATAAAAACTTAAATATGAATCACTACTAGTTTGGAATACTCTCCATAAATCATTTCCATTTCTAGCAAATGCGAGTGATGTATATGACCCGCTTGAAAATGTGGGATCAAGTTTTAATGTTTTGTTTGTGCTACCTTTTATATGGAGTTGGCCGTCGGGATTATCACTACCAAGTCCCACGCTTCCTGCAGTTTCTAATCTTAAAGTAGGTGTAAGTAGAGTCGACCCCGCAGGTTGCGTGGCTGATGAGGTATTAACAGCCATAATATTGCCGGATTTGTCCAAGCCAAGAGACCCTGAAGTATCGGAAGTTACTGACATTTGCATGTACGTGGTAGCTGTTTTTGCCCAAATTGTTAGTAGACCCGCTGAGTTATTTCCTCCAGTAGCATCATACTTATAAGCAACTTCGGTATAATAGTCTCCTGAGCAGTCTACGTATTGAACATCAAATAAGTTGTCGGTACCTTGCTGTTTTGAAGTAACATGAATCCTTGCGGCGCTACCGTGACCATTAGTGGCGCCCGCTTGCATGACCAAAATATTATGCTGTCCGTAATTGAAAGAGCTTGATGATAAATAGTGTCTTTCAAATATTTTAATCCAGCGGATAGCTCCATCATAATGGGAATGAATGGTTCCCCGAGCCCCAGTAAATATTCCTCCTTCTACATGTAGTTTATTAAATAAGGAGGGGGTAGTAGTACCAATGGCTACGGTTCCTGCAGTGTTGATACGCATGGCCTCAGAGCTGCCTGTGTTGAACGACATAGCGTTCGCGCCGTCACCGTCTTTGTCTACGGCAATCCTGCCTGTAGCCGATCCAAGGTAATCTTGAAAGAACAATTGCATACGGTTGTGTGCCGATTGATCAGATTGGAATACAACACCATAATCAGTACTCTTGGTATGGAGTATACCTGCCGGAGAATCCGTACCAATACCCACGTTTCCTGAATCAGATACTCTGAGGACTTCCTCGGTGTTGTTCCAGTTGTATAGCCGAAGGTCTTGAGCACCTGTGGTTCCGATGGTGGCTAATGACCACTCCTCGTTACCGCCGGAAGCAAATCCAATCCCTGCGTTTCCGTTAGCACCTGTGGTGTCCACAAGTAGGTTACGGCTGTCGCCTGTTCCAGGAGACTTAACGTGCAGCTGCCTTGTTGGGTCAAAATCGCCAATGCCCACGTTTCCTGAGCTCTTGATGGTCATACGCTCAGTCGAGCCACCAGCGTACAGCTTGAGGTCGTTACCAGTTGCACCGATCATTACGTGGGTGTTGCCAGATGTGTTAGCGTCTGTGAAAGATATAAGACCTCTTGTGGTAGACGAAGACCCAAACGTGGCAATCGCTTGCTGGGTGCTCGATACATCAAGCCTCCTGCCGGGGGCTGTCGTACCAATGCCCACGTTTCCTGAGCTATCGATACGCATTCTTTCGCTTAAACTTGTGCCAAATTTAAGATTGTCACAAGTTCCTGAGCTTCCAGAAGCTGTACGAATAAATGCACCTGTTGAACTGTGTGAGACAAGAAGTCTACCGTTGACAGCAGTATTTCCTGCCTGCAAATTTATATGATTAGTGCTTGTTGACTCAATTGTCAACATGCCGTTGCTACTTGTACCTCCTCCAATGCC